ATGGATGACGAATTGTATCATGCTGATTTCAGTGAACTAAGACAGATGGGCGATGAAAGACTTATGGCTTTTGGTCGTGACCAACTGGAGATGAAATTAGCAGAACTTCAAGAAGAATACGAGAGTGCTATGAACGATTATAAAAGAGCTCCAGACAACGCAAAAGCAGATACATACGATTTTTATGTATTTCCAGCAGAAGCAGCGATGGGATATATTCAAGAAATTATATCTCAGTTGCCCGAAGAATCAGAGTCATTTTAGGAGAGTATAATGAAACTTACAAAACAAACACTAAAGCAAATCATTAAAGAGGAGCTGCGAGCTGTATTGAATGAAGAAAGTAAGGATGCAACCATTGCTCTAGTTAAACCCTTGTTGTCTAAACAATTTCCAAACTCACAATTTAGAAGCGCACCACACCCAAAGATCCCTGAAATAACTGTAATTTATTCTGGTGATAAACCATACGCTCAAATCAGTAACGATGGTACAATAGCTGTTCATGAAATAATTTACGACAACGAAGCTATTGCGAAAGAGATGCGAAATGCTTTGGAATCGAAAGGAATACAATATCAAACTTCTACGGAAGATATCTAATCAAGGAGACATCAAATGAGTAAAGAAACATTAGAAATTATTGAAGGACTCGCCCAAGCTGCTGCTAACGGATCATACGACGGTGGACAGCACATGGAGAATTACTCTCTTGATGGACAGATCCGCAAGATGGGTCTTAAACGAGAAGAAGGCATTCCTCTTCTTGACAAGCGATGCATTGACGGATTCAAGGTCAAGTTCTATGGGGACTCTATGATCATCAACTATCAATCTGATGTTATGATGCGAGACCTTAAAGATAACGGATTTGAAAACGATATCGTGCGTACTATCAATGAAGTAAAAAAATTCTTAATTAAAGAATACAAAGCTGTAACAGGCAAGTCTGTATCTTTGACTGCAAAAGGAGAACCACAGATTATCGTACAGACAACCTCTCGCGTTAGAACATTTGTTCAAGCGTATCAACACTACAAGATTGGTGGACTTAAGATGGATCAAATTGTTGCTCCTTCCGAAGACACTACTCGAGATATTACAAAAAAGTTTTTGGAGGCAGCGAAAGCAAAGCGTCCTCAAAACGAATACATTAAACCTGGGGATAACCAAAAATGAAACTTACAAAAGAAACATTAAAGCAAATCATCAAAGAAGAACTTGAAGCTGTAATGAGCGAAGCTAATGCCGGAAATGTTGGCGGTAGTAATCGTCAAACTAGCATGGGTGGTGGAACTGGTATTGAATACTATGACACTAAAGACAAAAGAGCAAAAGATTCCGCAGCTTTCAAATCTGGACAAGACCATAAACAGTCTGTAAAAGATGCAGAAGACAAATTCAACAAAGCACAGGCGGAGCTGAAACAACTCGCAAAAAGAAACCGGCAAATAACCCAAGCTATCATAGGAGAGCTAGACGCTTGGAAGGTGTGGAGACAAGCAAAAGAAGCGTGGCGCAAAAGTGATAAAACTCGAAATGAATATACCCAAACCATTGGTAAAGTTTTGATAGACCAATTGGACAACCAAGTCAAACATTTGGCTAGAAGATACAAAAGCGCTGATTTAGTTGAAAAAGTTGCTTACAACTGGTACCTTTCTCAAGAAGCAAAGTACGAAGCTGAAATCAAACAAAAGGGAAGATCTTTCATGCAAAAAGCTGGTAGCTTCTTAACCGGTAAGGGCTTCAAAGAGGAGTAGATGAAACTCACCAAAAATGAAATCGTTAAAGAACTTGTAAAGTGCGGAAAAGATCCTCAATACTTCATCGATAACTATTGTAAGATCTCGCACCCAATGCATGGTCAAATTCCATTCAAGACTTATGACTATCAAAAGGAGATGCTCAAGAACTTTAACGATTATCGTTTCAACGTAATTTTAAAAGCAAGGCAGCTCGGGATCTCAACCATCTCTGCTGCCTATGTTGCTTGGTTCATGTTGTTTCATCGAGAAAAGAACGTTCTCGTTATCGCCACTAAGCTTACCACAGCAACAAACCTCGTAAAGAAAGTTAAGATGATTTTCCGCAACCTCCCACAGTGGATGTTGATTGCGAAGATTGCTGTCGACAACAAACAGTCATTTG